ATCCGGCCATCTGTGATCCCACAAGGATTTGAACCTTGAACCTACAGCTTAGAAGGCTGTTGCTCTATCCAGTTGAGCTATGGGACCATAAAGTTATGATCTTGAGCCTGAGAATCCTAATTCAAAGGATTCAGCTGGATGTTCTTCTATCCACATGTGACAGTTTCTACAAACTGGTAACCATGTAGATGTTTCCAAGTGGTATACACCACGGCCATGTTTATGATGAACATCTGTAGCATGCAAAGTACAGTTATGTATTTTTGCATGACAGATAGGATTGTCTTGTAAATACTGCCTACGCTTTTTAGTATAGGCAGCATTTATTTTAGACATTTTACTTGAGACTTTTTTGATACTCATTTGGTTTAATTGTAAAAAAGTTTCTTGGTAGTAACCCTAAAGACATAAACTTTAAAACTACATCTTCATATGTTATACCAAGGTCTCTGAATGTAAACGTGTTTTTGTAGTCTTCTAACACTTCATCTGCAGGTATACTTGCAATATATTGTGCTAAAGGGCTGTGTGTAAACGTTTTACTAAGATACGCATTTATTTTCTTATTACAAAGTGTTTGTTTCCAAGCATTGATTTCTCTTTGCCCACGTTTCCATACTCTAGATATTCTACGTTTTTTATCCCAATGAAGCTTCTTAACTTCTTCAGGTTTATAGACATTTAGACCATGTAACACACGTTTAAACAAAAAATGTTGATACGGATTTAGTTTACTGTATTCAAAAGAATTGATTACTGACGGTGGGTGTAACTGATATTCAGTTAATAACCCCAAGTATTGATAACGCTCAATACGTTTGCTTAATATTAGTTCTTGTTCATTAAGTTTTAATTTTTGGATTTGTTCATGAGATAGCATACTGTTTATTTTAGATATTAGTTATTTAGTAATTGTGTAATAAAAATGAGGGTAGAGAGCTACTTAATTCACTCTCTACCACTGCATTCTTCAGAAAAATTTATTAAAGTTCAAAGGTTTCTTCTTCTAAAACCTCTTCTTCAACTTTATCTTCTACTACATCACTAACATCTTCATCTTCATTTGTCTCATCAACGTTGATTCCAAAAGCTTCAGCTGATGTTGCTGTCATTTTAGTAGCTGTGGCTGTACCATTAGCTTCTCTAATATCAGCACCATTAGTATGAGCAATAAGTACATCCTCTGCATCTACGTTAGGTACAAAGAATGTTTTCCTATAAATAGGTTGACCATCAACACAGCATATGATACCTGTATCACCTGCGTATTTATAATCTCTGTCTGGATCATTCTTGCTAAATGGCTCTAATGATTCTCTAATAATGATTTTACCTGATAAAGATTCATTTGCTTTGAATCCCATTTCTTGTAAATCTTCAAGTTTACCGTGGATTAGAGTTGATACGTTTGAGCTTTTAACCCAACCATTAACTCCAAAGGTTACTCTTTTTTGGCCAAGTCTTACATAGCCATACTCTGAATTACTACTTGATTGGCGGATAACATTTCCCATGTCATCAGCAATGATGTTTACTGAATTTTGCATTTTTAATAAAATTTAAATGGATTAATAAAATAATTGTTTGATGATTTTAGCAATCATCTGAATGAAAATACGGATCTTCCAATTTTTCATAAGCTTCTAGCTCATCTAACGCTGGTTCATGTTCTTCAATATGTTCTATTGAAATTTTCTCAACCTTTGTAGATGTATCTGAAAAACTATTGTAAAAAGGATTACCCACTTCTTTTGTATATGCTGAGCTAAGGCCATTAAGATCATTGTACTCTTCATCTGTTAATGCTAAGTACTGCTCTAAGGAACATTCAATTATTCTGCCGTTGGGTAATTGTATTATCATTCTTTACTTTATCAGATGTAAAGATAATAATATAACTGATCTTGGGTCAGTATAATTAAATGATTTTTGGCTTGACTCAAAAATAATAAGCATTAATATAGCTAACGCATTATAGAATTGTTAGCTTTCTGCCTACTCTTTGTATGTAATTATGTTGTTTTAATTCTTTTAACCATCTTTTTATAGATGATTGACTTGAGTCAGCATCATCAGCTAATGTACTGATTGATGGCCAACATAATCTGTTTTTGTTTGCATAGCAACATAAAATACTATACAAACCTTTTGCTTGAATAGATAGATTAGGATCTGTTAAGACTTCATGTTTAACAATTCCAAATCTACTGCTCTTCCTGTACATGATCTTTTAGTAGTCTAAGTAGTGCAAGATTATTATCTTGTTCTGCTTGCAACTTTAGATCAGTTAAAGAATACTTACTATTCATATAAGGTCCAAAGTGTTTATGTTCTTCTTGGCCCTTAAAGCGTCTATATTCTGATTTTACTAGTGTTATTGATAATTTAGGCATATTAAAAGTTATCTGGGTTATCTATATATACTGTATTGGTCAATGCAAGTTCTGTTTGCTTACCATTTTTAAAATATTTAATAGCATTTTTAGTAATTCTAGTACAAAACATAGGATTTATCTCAAACGGAACAAGTTTAAGGTTTTTTTCTGTGTCATGATATAATAGTTCTAGCTTAATTCTGCTATAAAAAGGATTAAATGGTTTATCTGTTGACCAAGAAGTGTCACCAACAACTTTACCATAGACTAAATCATTGTCTGTGGGCAATAATCCCATATCACTAAGAATATCTACTTCATATTCTGATCTTTTGTGATAATTAGGTGGCTTAACCTTGACATAATCACCAATTTTAAGCGCTTTATACTCACTTTCTAATAACATCAAGTGAATGATAGCTTCTACAGAGCTATCTGACAGTTCTTCTGTCAATATTTTATAGACGTGGTTACTGTTCTTACTAAAGTTAAATGCTTTAGGATCTATAATCTTAGAAAAGATAACACGTATAACGTCTTTTTGTAATGAATAAGTATCTGACATAATTTAATATTTTAATCAAGAGCACATACAGAAAACAAGTATGAGAAAACTGTATGGCTCCTGATCTTGATTACACAATCAACAATCCACAAGACCTAACTACACTAGTGTTATAAATATATTATAATACTGGTGTTGTTAGTGGTCCATATGTGGAACTTTATTTATTTGCTGCTTTGAACTCAATGCAAACAAATGGGATTAGTATAATCCATTTCTTGTAGCGTCCTTTTGCACCATTAGTACCCATTGCCAAACCAATAACTGGTGTTTTTTCAAAGGATACAGCTGGTAATAGCTTGGTAGAACGCATCATTGTAACATAAAATAATGCGTTTACCCAAACTATAATCAACAAAACTACTTCAACTAAAAGTTTCATGCTTCCTAACCAACCATTATAATAATAGTTCATAATGATTAGTGAAGTCATTCCAAAAGGAATAATTACCGTAAATAGCCATTTAAGCAATGACTTGAAAAATGTTTTCATAATTGTTTAATTTATAAGATTATTATTGTGTCACCCAATGCTAAACGATCAGCAAGGATTAACTCTGTTATGTAATAGTCCCCATTCCATGTAGACCAATCTGCATTGGATAGTGGACTGAATGTTCTGATAATGTAATCTGGTTCAGCATTCATAACACCATTAGTGCTATCTGTTGCCCACTCTATCCAGCAGCTTTCTGCCCAACAAGTAGGATTAGTGCTTTCCCATTGTGCCTGATAAATAGGCATCTTAAAGCTATCCCAACCATATATGTCTTTTTGACCTACGATTGGTGTGTTTAATTGTACAAATACAAATGATGTATCTGATAACGGTTGTACCCCTACAAGTTCACACTCAAGAGGCTCCTTCTCACAGCTCATTATAGATACTACGAGAAGGAATATTGATATATACCTTAACATCTGGTATACTTTTGTTTTTTAGCATTCCAACATTTCTGTTTCTTCATCTTCATTTTAGATGTTTTACAAGATCTACTGGATGCACATGATTGTACGATTGGACCAGCTATAAATAGCATGATCATAAGATAAATGATTCTTTTCATAATGTTTATTTTAAATGATTATTTGTTGTAATAAAAAGAGAGTACAGATCCTAGTCTTATTTCTGTATTTCACTGCTTCACTTTTATCAGGATGGTAGCTATGTGCACTAGCTAACTCTCTTTTAATATTGCGGGTACTATGCCTATTATCCTATAGAGGAAGAGACATAACACCATTATTTAGTATTGTTGCTTGTATTTAGGGCAATGCCCTTTATGTTAGCTATATTTATATTATAGGTAGTGCTAATTGTTACAGTAGTGGTAAAAGGTGGTATTTTGTGGGTATAAGACCTCACTTTTATTGTGACACACACAAAAAAATTTAATTTACCAACAGTTTTTTTAAATTATTACTGATTTTTTCTATTTATTAGCACATAACGTTATATAGCTGGGGAGAAGACTGCAGAAGCCGTAGTTGGCAGAGCAGATAGCAGAGTAATTAGCAGTAACCATGCAGAGTTATTACTCAGTTAAACAAGCAACAGGGCATTACACCCTGATGCTGTTGTACTACACTACGCTGATTCAACCCAACGTAGATTAGTTTCTTCTCCTGTGTTTAAATCTATCACAGGATTATCTGATAGTTTAAAGCCCGGCATTTCATCCCCTTGATTAAGCTTATTTTGCAAAGCTTTAATTGTTGGATGATTAGCACGCATCACTTTGTTGGTTTCAGGGTCTATAAGACTTAAGATACCAAAAGTGACATTACCAGTAGCTCTTGTTGCTACTGACATTCCAGCAAGTTCACTCTTCTTTGAAGTGATGAGCTTGTCTGTTACAATGATTGTGGCTGTGCCTGTGTTCTCATTGATTCTTAATTTTCTGAAAAATACACTCATAATTTTATTATATTTAAGTTATAGGGCTCCCACATCCTTGTGGGGGTACCCCGTGTACAGTTTATAGCTGGGGAGCAGATTGGTAGAACCTTTCAAGCACGCAAAACACACAACTTTTTGGGGGGCAGGAAATTTTTTTTCTAGAGGGCGGGGGCATGTTGTCACTTAAAAATTTTTATAGAATTTAAAAAATCACTATATTATTCTTATAAAAGAGTTACTAACTAAAATACTTTCAGCATGGCAGAGAATAATAATGGACAAGAGGAGCAAGATGATATAATGGATAGAATACATCAAGCACAATTAGATCAAATATTATTAGACAAGGCTTATGACAATGCGTGGCTGATACTGTCCGGACAAATAACTTTTGATGAGTTACTAGGTCAAAATTTTAGAAATGAAGAATCTATGATAATGGCCTTTGATCCAGGAGAAGGACCGAAAGAACAAGAGTTAGAGAATATGATAGCACATTACATTGAATTAGAACAGTATGAGAGATGTGCAAAATTAACTGAGATACTAAACAAAACGTATCCTAAAATTACAATATAATGGCACTAAAGAAATCAAGTAAAAAGAAAAGTACTGTAAATAGTAGTGGTAATTACACTAAACCAACTCTTCGTAAAAGATTATTTAATCAAATCAAAGCTGGAAGTAAAGGCGGAAGACCGGGACAATGGTCAGCACGTAAAGCTCAAATGTTAGCTAAAAAGTATAAAGCTGCTGGTGGAGGTTATAAAAGTAAGAAGTAATGAAGAGAAAGCTACTTACAATATTATTATTACTTGTTATGAGCTGTGGCCCAGCAAAACCATCATGGGAATATAAAAAAGCACCTGATACTTTATTTGAAGCGGTTAACGTAAAAGATAATCCAAACGTAACTAAGAATGATAAAACAATAATGGGACTTTTATTTTCAGGTATGGTTTTATTTGTATTACACACATTTGTAACAAGATAATGGCAAAGACAAAACAACAAAAGAGTCTAGATAGATGGACTAAACAGAAGTGGAGGTAGAAAGAAGCTAGCTGCGGCAAATGCAAAGAAGAGAGCAGCAACAAGAAAAGGTAAACAGCACGCCAGTCATGGCTTACATAAGGGTAAGAACAGAACTGGAGCTAAGAAAAAAAAGAAATAAAATGAATAAAAGAGAAAAAGCAAGGATGTGGTTTGCACATAGAGGCATTAATCCAGATAACACATTTACAAACCCAGAGGATAGACAATTTACTAAACTTGACTTTCCACCAATTCCAGTAAAGTATGAAAATGCTCCATCTTTACAATGTCAGATAGACATTATTTCATTTTTAGTATATTCTCATGTTACAGTTATGTTCTGTGATCCGTCTGGTCAAGAATGGGAATATGAAGGTGGAGCTGGTGGATTAGGTGCAGGAGACATTTCTGGTGAAGGTATTTTAACTTATGGTGATTTAGATACGTTAACAACTGCAACAACCTTTGAAGTATCTTTTATAAGTGCTGATGGTGGAGGTACACAAGTATCTTGGGGATCAAGTGGTAATGCATTTGCTGCTGGTGTTGGTGAAGGCTTTGGTGTCTTTGGTGGCAGTGGCGGTTGGAAAAAAGTAGGATAATGGCAAAAAAGAAAGATAGTAGATTAACAAGAGCTGGTGTAGCAGGCTATAATAAGCCTAAGCGTACACCCAATCACCCAACAAAATCACATATTGTGGTTGCTAAAGACGGTGATAAGATAAAGACTATACGTTTTGGTCAACAGGGTGTTAAGACAGCTGGTAAGCCTAAAGCTGGTGAGTCAGCTAAACAAAAAGCAAGACGTAAGAGTTTCAAAGCAAGACATGCTAAAAACATTAAAAAAGGTAAAATGTCTGCTGCATATTGGGCAAATAGAGTTAAATGGTAGATTATGACACAAGCACAGCTAATTAAATTAGGATTTCAAAAAGTTTTTATAGATGAAGATGATGAAAACCACTTTTACTATCACATTGAATTTGGTGAGATAATATTTATTTCAGGAGATAATGAAGAAGCTGAAGAAGATGGGGGTTGGTATATTACTACTCCTTGCCAAACACTTAGATTTTATGCGTATAATGAAATCAAAAGCGTAATAAATATATTCAACCGTAATAAAATTTCTGAAAATAACGTCTAAACTTTTTTGATGTAAACTATTTTTGTATATCTTTGTCAATATTAACTTAAAATATTGAAAGATGGCAAAAGAAACCAATGTTAATCCGCTAAGTGAAAAAGATCCTCAAATGTCTAAAGAGGAAATGGCTAAGCGTAGAGAAGAAATCACTGAATTTTATAAAGATAACATACCTCATCTTGAAGTACAAGCTGATTATGAAACGTTATTAGCAGCTATTGAAAAAGCTAGAGCTGAAAGAATGCAAGCTCAAATGTTTTTAGCTCAATCTTATGCACAACAAAATGCACAGAATGGAGTAGATCCAAACTCTGAGGAAGGTAAAGCTTTCCAAGAAGCAATGGCTAATGCTATGAAAGGAGGAAGTGAGGAGTCATGAGACAATTAAAATTAGGTAGTAGAGGTAAAGATGTAGAAACTTTACAAGCAAAACTTAAAATTCATGTTGATGGTCACTTTGGACCTATCACTGAAAAAGCTGTAGAAAGATACCAACTAGCTAAAGATCTTCCATGTACAGGTATTGTAGATAATGATACATGGACATTATTATTAAATGTAGAGTGGTCAGGTATTGATGCAATAACTGAAGACACTGATGTAACAGAACAGTATTATAAAACTAACTATAATCAAATAATTCATAGACATTACTTACCAAAAGGAGAGTATATAGAAGGACCTATTCAGAATGAATATATATTTCTACATCATACAGCTGGTAATGCAAATCCATATAGATGTATTGATCATTGGGGTAGAGATTCACGTGGGCGTATAGCTACTGAATTTGTATTAGGTGGTATTAATCATAGAAATGGTAATGATGAATATGATGGGGTTATGGTTCAAGCTTTTCCAGAAGGTGCACAAGGTTGGCATTTAGGAAAAACAGGATCAGGTTTTATGAACCGTCATTCTGTGGGACTGGAGATTTGCAGTATGGGTTATTTAGATAGAAATCATTTAACCTATGTAAATTCTAAATGTCAAAAAGATCAAGTAGTTGAATTATCAGAACCATTTAAGGGTATGTCTTTATGGCACAGATATTCTGATGCACAAATTAAAGAAACTGAAAAGTGGATTAGATATGTAGGTGAAAGAGATGAGATTGATATTAGATTAGGTCTAAAGCAATTTATAAAAAAACACGGACCAACAAAAGGATTTGGTTTTCAGTCTGATGCATTCTATGGTAAAGTTAGAGGATTATTAACACATACAAACGTAAGGAAAGATAAGTGGGATTGTTTTCCACAGCCTGAGTTTGTAGATATGATAATGAGTTTATAGTATGGCATTAGTAAATAAAGTAGATTTAAAATTGCAAGTAGATCTTGATGTTTCAATAAAGTATCAAATAGTTACTTATTGTTTTTTTAATGAAACATTAATTTCTAATTCTGATTTAAAATTTTTAAGTGAACTAGGAAAAGCAGGAAAGATAGAACTAACAAAATTTTGTACTGATTTAGTTAAACAAAATATATTTAAGAGTTCTCAGTCTGCAAGAAATGCTATTACAAAAGCAGAAAAAAAAGGTTTACTTACTAAACAGGGCGTAAACAAAAAAACAATTACTCTTAATAAAGCAATAAATGTACAAACAGATGGACTTGTTTTATTAGATTATAAAGTTTTAGGACGTGAAACCCAAGAGTCATAAAGAGTTTAAAAAAGGTATAGCAGATGAAGTGGGAGTGCACCAATCTGTTGTAGATGATTTTTTATCTTTTTATTATGCAAAGGTAAGAAGTAAACTTTCTAGTTTAGATTTTCCAAGAGTTTATTTAGAAGGACTTGGAACATTTTATTTAAGAAAAAATAAATTAGAAAAGGCAATAAAAAAGAATAAAAGCATTTTAGGAAATTTAGCTAAAAGAACTTATGCTGGATTTGCTAAAAGTGAAGATGTTCAAAAAGATATTGAACAAATGGAGCAAGCATTACATCAGATGGAACAAGATATATTAAATAAAAAGAATTTCAAGAATGAAAGGTAAATGGAAAAAATATTTAGATATATTTAAAAATGCTGATAAGATTGCTGAGGGTATTTCAAATACAGTATTTAGAAAAGAACATGTTGAAGCAGTAGCTACGGATAGATTTCAAATTTGCATTCAATGTTCTTTGTTTGATGCTAGTGGAGATAAGTGTGTAGCTCCAGGAACACAACCATGTTGTGGAGACTGTGGATGCAGTTTAGCATTTAAAGTAAGATCATTATCATCTGAATGTCCAAAAGGATTTTGGGATGCATTAGTGACAGAAGAAGATGAAGAAATAATAACAAACCAAATAGATAAAAATGGCAGAGAAACTAACTAAAGCACAAATAGTAGGGGAGCTACTAGCAGAGGAACAAATAACAGCAGAAGAAGCAATAACATTGCTAGAACCTGCTCAAACAATAATTCATGTCCAAGTACCACAAGAGGAAGTACAGACAGTAATGCCTTTTGGAAATATGTGGACTACTAATATCACAGACTAATGGCAATTACATTTAAAGAAGAAGGACATTTGTATGAAAGCATTGATCAAGATAAGATAACTTGGACAAGTGTTACTTCTTTAGTGGGTAAATTTAAACCCAAATTTGATAGAGAAGGTCAAGCAAAAAAATCTTCTAAGAATAAAAGATCTAAGTGGTATGGTATGACACCAAAAGAAATTATTGCTGCATGGGATGGTGAAACTGAAAGAGCAATAAAATTAGGTAACTTTTACCATAATCAAAGAGAAGCAGATATGCTTGATTTAAAGACTATAGGTAGACATGGGGTGGAAGTTCCCATCATTAAACCTATTATTGATGATAATGGAACTAAAATTGCACCAAAGCAAAAGCTTGAAGCAGGTGTTTATCCAGAACATTTAGTGTATTTAAAGTCAGTTGGTATATGTGGTCAAGCAGATCTTGTTGAAGTAGTTAATGGTTATATAAATATCACTGATTACAAAACTAATAAAGAAATAAAAGAAAAAGGTTTTACTAATTGGGAAGGAATAACTAACAAAATGTTTAGGCCTGTTAATCACTTAGATGATTGTAATTTGAACCATTATAACCTACAACTCAGTATTTATGCGTATATTATTAAAAAGCACAACCCTAAATTAAAGATAGGTGATTTAACAATACAGCATGTAAAATTCAAACAAATTGGAGAGGATAAAAATGGTTATCCAATCAATGAGCATGTTAATGGAGAACCTGTATTAGAAGATATAAAAATTTATAAACTACCATATTTAAAAGATGAAGTAAATTCAATTATAATGTGGCTTAAAGAAAACCAATAATGAAAGAATATATAGCAGCAGTAGAAGTACAATCATTGCAATCTAAAGTACCAACAGATTTTAGATTTGAAGAAACTAAAATAAGAATTGACTTAGATAAAGTTGTATGGTTTAAAGAATACTTTCATGTAGCAACAGATAAATTTCAAGATACTCATACAGAGGTTTTGTTATTTGGACAGAATAAACCAATTATCTTAGTTGTACCATATGAAACATTATGGCAAGATATATTAACATTTAAAAAATAAATAATGGCAAAAATACCTATATTAAAAACAAACTATAGAACCTTGACACAAGTTTTTCCAGTAGTTCCATTAGATTCAAATGGTGCTCCTGCTGTAGACAGGAATGGTAACCGTTTAAATAAAGACATGTCTAATAGAACAGACTTATATATTGATATGAATACTGTAATTGGAGTATCTAAATATTTTGATGATAATTCAGAAAGATTCAGAAATAGCTATAGTCAGATTATAATAGTAGGCGTATCTGTACCTGCTATTCCTATTGTAGTAACTCAAAATGTAGGTACTATAAAAGGCTATATGAATGACAGAGAAAATTGTGGTGAACTCTGTGAAGACAACTAATTATGATAGTAAAGTTATTTGATATACAAAACAGTAAGGTGGTTTTAACAGAGCATTGTTTTACATTACCATTTTTAAAAAGCATTATGACAGAATACCCTGATACTCATATGCAGGTTTATCAGTATTTATTTTATATGTCATGTCCTAATCCTGATTTAAATCCTTTTTTTAATTTACCTGAACATGAAAAGGAAGATATAATTATTGAAGAAATAGGTTTAGAAGAATCTCCAGAAGATCCAAAGATTAGATATGCAATGGATATGTGTAAGAAGTTATATGAAACTCCAACATACAGAGCTTATGTAGGTATTAAATCCATGTTAGATAGATTAGCTAAATACATGGAAGTTACACAGATAGAACATGGAAGAGATGGAAACATCAACTCTATGGTAAATGCAGCTGCTAAGTTTGAGCAAATAAGGCAGTCATACAAAGGAGCATTTACAGATATGAAAAATGAACAAGAAAGTTCAGTACGTGGTGGTGCAGGATTAGCTTATGATCAAATGTAAATTTAATTAATATGGAATGGATCTTCTGTTATTGGGATGAGCCAGAATTTAAAAATAAAAAACCAAATAAAAATGAAACAAATAGTAATACCAGTAGGAAAAAGACTACTAATCAAAAGAAAAGCAGCTGAAACTAAAACTAAATCAGGAATAATTATTCCAGAAGTAGCTCAAAAGAAAGAGTTTAAAGGAACTGTAGTAGGTGTTGGAGCTGAGGTAGAAGAAATTAAAGTAGGAGATGAAGTTCAGTATGCTGAGCATGCTATGCCTACACCTATGAAACATGAAGGCGTAGAGCATTTACTTCTCCAAGCTGGAGATGTCTTTGCTATTATAAGATATGAGTAGGATAATCCCAACATATGAAAAGGGAGAATGGGGAACTACTGAATTTGAATCTGATCTTGATTTTAGAGAATATTTAGAAGGTATTTTTAAAGAACCAGGTCAGTATGATTTTACAGAAGTTGCTTTAAAATTCAACAAGGAAGCCCGTACATTTAATGAGCAGGGCTTTTATTGTAATGCACCATTTAGATCTAAAGACTTTACTGCATATTGGGAAGATCAAAAAAACAAATGCAGGCAGGGTGTTATATACAAAGATCAGGGTAAAGAATGGTATTTGACTAGAGACTACTATATGTGGTTAAATTTTTTACCAATCTTTGATAAAGAAGAAAAACATTATGGTTTTGCAAAAGTGCGTGATGCACAGTATCATATGGCTTTATATGAAATACTTGCAGAATTAAATAACCAACACTCAGCTATTCTTAAAAAAAGACAGATTGCTTCTTCATATTTTCATATGGGTAAGATCATAAACCAGTATTGGTTTGAAGAAGGTTCTATATGTAAGATAGGTGCATCATTAAAAGATTATATTAATGATAAAGGTTCATGGAAGTTTTTAGAAGAATATAAAACTTTTTTAAATGAACACACTGCTTGGTATAGACCAAGCAACCCAGAGAAAGTATTACTTTGGCAACAGCAGATTGAAGTAAAAGTAAATAATAGAAAAACTTCAAGAGGTCTTAAGTCTAAAATACAAGGTGCATCTTTTGAAAAGAATGCAACAACAGGTGTTGGTGGTCCATGTACTTACTTTTTTCATGAAGAGGCTGGTATTGCTAAAAATATGATGCAGACTTATGAGTACTTGCGTCCAGCAATGTCTTCTGGTATGGTAACTACAGGTATGTTTATAGCTGCAGGATCAGTGGGTGATCTTGAACAATGTAACCCACTTAAGGAAATGATTTTAAATCCTGGTGCTAATGATATATATGCCGTAGAAACTAATCTAATGGATGCTGATGGCACTATTGGTATGGCAGGGTTATTTATTCCAGAACAGTGGTCTATGCCTCCTTATATTGATGAATATGGTAACTCTCAAATTAAAGAAGCTATAGAAGCAATTAAAATAGAAAGACAAAGATGGAAGAGTGAATTAAGTGGTGAACAATACCAATTGAGAATATCTCAGAAACCTTTAAATATTGCTGAAGCATTTGCATATAGAAAAGAATCAATATTTCCACAGGGTATATTAAGTAAACAACTTAAAAAGATTGAAGAAAAAGAATATGCCTATGAATATATTGAATTAGATAGAGATCAATCTGGTATTGTTGCAAAAAGAACTAAGAAGTTGCCTATATCTGAATTTCCAGTAAATAAAAAACAAACAGATAAGACAGGATCTATTGTTGTATGGGAAAGACCCGCAAGTAAAAGACCAGAGTTTGGTGCGTACTATGCTTCTATTGACCCTGTATCAGAAGGTAAAACCACAACATCAGATTCATTGTGTAGTATTTATGTTTATAAAAATGCTATAGAAGTTACAAGAGAGCTACCAGGTGGTGATGTAGAACAGTTTATTGAAAAAGATAAAATAGTAGCAGCATGGTGTGGTAGATTTGATGATATAAATAAAACCCATGAAAGATTAGAAATGATCATTGAATGGTATAATGCTTGGACTATTGTTGAGAACAACATATCCTTGTTTATACAACATATGATTGCAAGAAAAAAACAAAGATACTTAGTACCAAAACAACAGATATTATTTTTAAAAGATCTTGGTTCAAACAGAACTGTATATCAAGAATATGGTTGGAAGAACACAGGTACTTTATTTAAAAGCCATTTAATATCTTATGCTATTGAGTTTTTAAGAGAAGTAATTGATGAAGAATTAGATGACAATGGTAATGTAATGAACCAAACTTTAGGTGTAGAAAGAATACCTGACCCAATGCTTTTAAAAGAAATGCTTGCATATTATCCTGGTCTAAACGTGGATAGACTTGTAACATTTGGAGCATTAATTGCCTTTGTAAAAATACAGCAATCTAACAGAGGTTACTCAAAAAGACGTGAATCAGAGGATAATTCCTTGGTAAATTCACAAAAAATAAGTAAATTAAAGTATAGTCCGTTTAGGAATATAGGTAGTAATAAAAAGCAATCTAACCAGAGAATAAGAAGATCAGGCTTTAAAAACATTAAATAGATGAAAGTATTAAATGCAATGCAAATGAAAAACGGGGCAAGAGCTGAAAGTGGCCCTACGTTTTCTAGTTTAACACAGCCTGTTCAGTTTTTACCGTATAAGAAAAAAACAGATGACTGGTCAGCATGGAATTTAGATTGGTTAGAATTACAAGGTATAGAGTTTTTACGTGTAAACTCTAGAAGGTTACTTAAAAATTATAAACTTGCAAAAGGAGTAATTGATAAATCAGATTATATAGTTGAGCCTGACAATGAGTATAAAGATTTAATGGACGTTTTAACTACTGAAAATGATTCAGCATTAGAACTTAAATTTTATCCTATTGTACCTAATGTTATAAATGTACTTACTGGTGAATTTGCTAAAAGATATTCTAAAGTACAATTTAGAGCTGTTGATGATGCATCTTATAATGAAATGCTTGAACAAAAAAAGATTCAAATAGAAGAATCTTTATTGGCTGATGCAGAAGCAAACTTGGTACGTAAGATGATAGAAATGGGTATGGACCCAGGATCAGAAGAAGCACAACAACAACTTAACCCAGAAGCTTTAAAATCATTACCAGAGATAGAAGACTTTTTTAGTAAGTCTTATAGAAGTATGGTAGAAGAGTGGGCATCCCACCAACTTGCAGTTGATGAGGAAAGATTTAAAATGCAAGAACTTGAAGAAAGAGGGTTTAGAGATATGCTTATTGCAGATAGAGAATTTTGGCATTTCCGTATGCTAGAAGATGACTATGATGTAGAGCTATGGAATCCTGTATTAACTTTTTATCAAAAATCTCCAGACCAAAGATATATTGCTGATTCAAATTATTGTGGTAAGATTGATCTAATGACTGTATCTGATGTAGTAGATAGATATGGTTATTTGATGGATGAGAAACAACTAAAGTCTCTACAAAAGATTTATCCGGCAAGATCAGCACAGTATCAAGTTAATGGATACCAAAATGATGGTGCATATTATGATGCTACAAGATCTCATGAATGGAATACAAACATGCCAGGTTTACCATACAGACAGTTCACATCTAATTACTGGAATGATCCAGCAAGAGGTGGAGATATATTAAGTCAAATTCTTGATGAGAATGAAGATGTTTCAATGTGGGGTGAAGGTAACCTAATGAGAGTATCAACCATTTATTGGAAGACACAGCGTAGAGTAGGTCATTTAACAAAAGTAGAAGATGATGGAGAAATCATACAAGAGATTGTAGATGAAACATTTAAAATTACTAAGAAAGCAGTATATGACACTTCTATTTTTAAAAGTAAAACAAAAGAGAATCTTTTACAAGGAGAACATATAGATTGGATCTGGATTAATGAAGTATGGGGTGGGGTTAAAATTGGTCCAAATTTACCAGCAATGTGGCAATCTACTATGGGTGATAACATAAACCCAATATATTTAGGTATTAACAGAAAAAAACCAGGAAGGTTACCGTTCCAATTTAAAGGAGATAATAGTTTATATGGTTGTAAACTACCTGTAGAAGGTAGAGTTTTTTCTGATAGAAACACAAGATCTACTTCATTAGTTGATTTAATGAAAGCATATCAAGTTGGGTACAATATGGTTAACAACCAAATTGCAGACATTCTGATAGATGAATTAGGAACAGTAATCATGTTTGATCAAAATGCTTTACCACGTCACTCAATGGGAGAAGACTGGGGTAAAAATAATTATGCTAAAGCATGGGTAGCAATGAAAGATTTCCAAATGTTACCTTTAGATACTTCAATTACTAATACTGAGAATGCCACCAACTTCAATCACTACCAGACTCTAAACATGGAGCAAACTAATAGATTGATGTCAAGAATTCAATTAGCAAATTATTTTAAACAGCAATGTTTTGATGCAATTGGAATAAACCCACAACGTTTGGGTGGGGCTGTATCTGCACAAACTGCAACTGGTGTAGTACAAGCAATGCAACAATCTTATGCACAAACTGAAATGTACTTTGTTCAGCATTCTGATCATTTAATGCCAAGAGTACATCAAATGAGAACTGACCTAGCTCAATATTATTATAGTTCAAATCCAAGCTTAAGACTACAATACATATCCACAGAGGCTGAGAAGGTCAATTTTGCTATTAACGGTACTGAACTATTACTTAGAGATTTTAATGTATTTGCAACTACTAAAACTAATCATAGAGCTATACTAGAAAATCTTAAACAAATGGCTCTTACAAATAACACAACAGGAGCAAGTATTTATGAATTAGGTAATATTGTTAAAGCTGACTCTATTGCTGAAGTATCTGATATATTGAAAGATTCAGAAATCAGACAGCAGAAAATGAGAGAACAAGAAATGCAACAACAACGTCAAATGCAAGAGCAACAACTTCAAGCAAAAGCTCAAGAAGAGCAACAGAAGTTACAAGTTGAGATGGCAGAAAATCAAAAAGATAGAGAGAATGATGTGTTGTTAGCAGAAATAAGATCAGCTGGTTATGGATCTATGGTAGATATAAATCAAAATCAAGTATCTGATTATCAAGATGCTATGAAAGATATTAGAGAAACTACCCAGTATAGAGAACAGATGAACATGAAGCGTGAAGAAAATGCATCCAAGTCTATTATGGAACAAAGCAGACTTCAGGTAGAAAGAGAAAAAATAGCAGCCTCAAAACAAATAGCAGACACTAAACTTCAAATTGCTAAAGAGAACAAAAATAAGTATGATTCTCCAAAAAGTAAAGATGATAAATAAGCGTTAGCTATATACTGCAATTTATTTTTAGAATTAGTGAAATTTTTTAAGTTTATGTTGATAATAATATAGAAAAGTTTCTGTATATTATTAATGTAAAGAGTATTAATTATTAAAACCAACATAATTATGGCAACTGAAACACAAACTGTGAATAGTAACGTAGAACAAGTAGAGGTAAATTTAGATGAAATATTCAACGCTGCACCAAGTGGCGCTGATATGATTCAAGACACCACTGCAAAACCAAAAAGTATTTTTTCTGGTTTAAACAAAAAAGCAGACATGTCTTTTGCTGATCCAGATTTAGATGATAAAGATGATCTAAACGCAAAGGTTGAAGCTAAAGAAGAAAATACTGAAAATGAAACAGAGGTAACAAATACCCCTGAAAATGAAACAGAAGTAAAAGAAACTGAAACTAAAGTAGAAGCAGATGTAGATGATATTTTTGAATCATTAGATCCAAGCTCTCAAGAAACTGAAGTTGAGGTAGAAGAGAAAAAAGAAAAGAGAGGTAGAAAAACAATTAGTGGTATCTCTGATGTATTTGGTAAACTTAT